TTAATGATTAATACCTTAAGATTAAGGAACTTAAAAAAGCAGATTTTAGAAAAAAATAATATGTAGATTATACATAATGGGACCTAGAATATACTCAACCTATTTGCCTATGATGGACCATAAAATGAATATCTCCGCTAGACTACGAGGTGTTAAAAAAGGTGGTTCTATTTTACTAAGTAGAGGAGGACCAGGTGCAGGTTCAAGTTACAGTTCTTTAGAAGAATACAATAATACAAACAGTTTTAATTCTAAGGGGAAGGGTTTAGGAAATCTTGTTTCAAGATTACAGAACCTTTCTGTTAGACAAATTAAGAAACCTAAAAATATCAACTTTTCTATTTAGGAAATTTAGAGCAATTATATATAATTTTTATCTTTGGATTATATATAATAATGAGTTGCGACAAATTGGTTTTAGACTTATCACAAGAAGTAGAGGGGTCCCCTAATATTTTCGTTAAAAAAGATTGGATTACTATTTTAGATAATCAAAATCAAAATTATAACTCAAATCAGTCAGTCATAGATACATCACAACTTTCTAACTCAAATAAATATATGTCATACAGAGAGGCATATTTCTTAATGCCTCTTTTGTTGACCTTATCGTCTAATAATGCTACTTCTAGTATTCTAGCAATTGATATGGCGCCAAATACAACTGCTACCAGTTGTGATTACGCTCTTGGTTTAAAAAGTTGGTTTGGTAATATGATACACTCATTTACTGTTGATTATCAGGGTTCAACTGTGATTCAATCAACCGCTTTCGTCAATATGTGGAACTGTTTTCGTTTATTAACTAGTTTGTCATATAATGACCTAATTACTATCGGTAGCACCATCGGGTTTTATCCCGATGACCCCTTATCATTTGGGTTCAATACAAGTGCGACCGTTTCAGGTCAAGGCACTTGTAACAATAATAATATAATCACCTCAAGTCAGGGTATAGTATCAGTTCAAGTTTTTAATCAATATAATAGTAATGGTGGTAATATTGGTTTTCAAAAACGACAACAATATATTAATTATGATGATACTGGTATTTGCGGTAATACAACATTCGCAAATCAATTTACAACTACACAGTGTCAGAATCTTTGGAAGTCATATATTTCTAAAAAGCAAAATGCGGTCGCTTCCACTTCACAAGGTGTTTGGCAATGTAGTATAATGGCAACTATCTATTTAAAACACCTTCATTCATTTTTTCAATCTATGCCCTTATTGAAAGGTGCTTTTATGAAAATGACTTTAAATTTAAATAATTGTTCCGCTTATGTTTCAAAAAGCACCGCTGGTGCTATGACTATTACTCAAATAAACAATGCTGTAGGCGGTGTATGTCCTTTAATGATTGCTTCAGGTGCAACAGGTAACGGAGGAGAAAAAGCGGTCGGGTCATCATCAACTCCCAGTGCTACTGTGTTATTTATTGCTAATGTAAGTGTTGGAAATAGAGTTATTGATAGTGTGTTAAATTCTAGTTCAACCGTTTATCCTATTGGAACGGGAACCCTAGGAGGTTCAGTTCAACTATTCGTTCCAAGTTATACTTTCAATCCCGCTTACGAAAACGCTTATATATCATCTCCAATTAAACAAATTAATTATACCGATATTTATCAATATCAAATTTTAAATATAGCAAGTGCTGGAACTATTAATAATTTAGTAACAAACGGAACTGCTGGTTTAAAATCAGTTTTAATAATACCATTTTACAGTTCAGGTGCTGGTTCTAGTAACACAGGAATTCCAACAGGTATTCCCGTATACCAGTCACCGTTTGACCCTGCTGGTTGTGGAACGACTAGTCCGCTTGCCCTATTAACAAACTTTAATGTTGTGATTTCCGGACAGAACGCCATTTATTCAAATGTAAGGTATAATAATGAAATGTTTAATAATCAAGTCCTAGGTGCTAATGCTGTGAATGGTGCTTTAACTGATGGTCTAACCAGTTCATTATTTAATTCTCTTGGATTTGAAATGGGTTATTGTTATTATTATGTAGATGTTAGTAGAATGTTACCTGTTGAGATGTCAGTTCCTAAATCGGTCCAGATTATAGGAACAAACGCTTCTGCTAAAGCGTTAGACCTTTTTGTATTTTTGGAATATTCACAGAGTATTCAAGTAGATATTCTTTCTTCCGCAAGAGTTTAAATTAATAATATTCAAAAAAAAAATAAAAAATAAATAACAACTAAATATTATTTATTTAGGCGTTATTTTTTGTTAAGCAAATTCCGTTATTTTTTTCTTATCTAAATATATAATGTCTCTAATTCACATAGACGCTTCACCCAAACAACTTTCAAGATTACGCAACGGTCATAATGTAAGAATTAAACGAATGATAAACGGGGAGGGTTTTAATCTATTTATTATGGATCCTACTAAATATAGACACATTACGCAAACATTCGCAAAGGATAAAGGAGTAAATATTCAATTATCGCCTCAAGAAATAGAACAGAATAAAAATTTATCACCCGAATATCATCAAGAAGTAAAAGCACAAAATCCTACTATGAGTGGATCAGGAATATTTGGGAAAAAATTTGACCGATTTGTAAGACGCACCCTTGGAAAAAAAGCAAAACGACAGTTATACAACGCCACAAAGGTTTTAAAACCGTATTTAAAAAGAGGATTGGACGAACTGGAAAAGGTTGCACCACAGATTGGAGCGAGTGCGTTATCGTCGCTCGCATTAATGAGCGGAAACCCTGAATTGGTCCCGTTAGCAGGTAAAGCAGGGGAACAATTAGGGTCTAAATTAGGTCATATGGGAGCAAAAGAAGGAAAACGATTTTTAGATGGTGGTAATAAACACCCAAGACATAATACACAAGATTTACAAATGTTAAATAAAGAGTTAGGAACAAATTACGATTATTTACGAAATTCTGCTTTAGAAACCGCAAGAGCAAATCAACAATCGGCGGATATGATGCCTAGCACAAGATATGATAGCGAAATGATTTTAGGGTCTGGATTATATGCTGGTGGAAAATTACGAAACAGAAAAACCAGATACGATTTAGGAATGAACGGTGGTATGCTTTATAAAGATCATTCCGCTTTAGTCTCTCAACCTGCGGGGGCACATTTTCAATTTAGCAAAACTCTACCACCACAATTTCAAAAATATCATATTGGAGTAGGATCTGGATTATACCTTTAATTTAGGATTAATTGTAAAATTAATTTCTTGATTAAATATATAATGTTGACAGATATACAACTAACGAAATTATGCGATAAGATGGGCGTTCCTTTAGAGTTAATATGTTTTAAAGATGAAGTACCTAAAAAACTTAAATACAACAAATCGTATATTATTAATTTAGAAGATAGTCTAGACGAAAACGGAAAAGAAAATGAAGGAACCCACTGGACTTGTCTACAAATCAATAAATATCCAAGTGGTAAAATAGAACCTTTTTATTTTGATAGTTATGGTGCACCACCCCCTGAAATTATAAAAAAATCTGTATTAGATACTTGCGGGCAAAAACTACCATTTAATACAAAAGATATTCAATCTTTAATGAATAGTGCTTGTGGTTATTACTGTGTTGCTCTATTACATTTTATAAACGAATGTCCTTATAGATGTAATGATTTATATTGTGATGTAGAAACATTTTTGAGTATGTTTGATGATTTAAACAAATCTGCTGACTGGAAAAAAAACGAATACATTTTAAAAATGTTCTTTCAACCAAAAGACCAATCATTACGAAAAGATATTGATATTGAAACTATTGTAAGTGAAAAGGGTGTTGATTTAACAGAAGTTCCAGTTAATGTTAATTATGTTTAGTTTTTAGATTTTCATAAATAAGATTATGTCTTTTTTCAAAATTCATAAGGTCTAGTTCAAATTTTTTATTGTGTTCGTCCATCATTTTTTTTGAATTATAAAAATGATAAATCCCAAGAGTAAAAACATAAAATATATTCATTATAATATTGAATATATTTTAATTATTATCTATCGCTTGTAATAACTCTACTTGTTTTTTAGCGTTTTCTAATGTTGTAGCGTAAGAATAAAAAACTCCCTTATCAAAATTTTTTATAGAATATAAAGGTTTGTTCCTTATTTTTCGTATTTTATAGGGCATTTATATATTATGAAAATATTATATTTTAATCTAACTTGATATATGTTTTTTCCATATTAGAACTACTACCCATTTCGGTCATCGCTTTATCTAATTTATTTTGTTGTTCGCTATGAGTTCCAAATTTATCAGTTAGGTATGTATGTCTCATTTGATTTACAGATATTTTTCTATTACCAAAAATACGATTAAATCGCTGGTTAATTTTAACACTTGATAAAGGGTTCATATTACTATCAAATAATAAATATTCCGTAGGATTTACCTTAATCCATTTTGTAATGATATTTTTTAGTTGAACTGGAATATCTACTTCTTGTCGTCCGTAAGTTTTTGCCGTTTTATATGTATTAAAAATAAACTTGTTTTTTTCCATATAATTATTTTTTTCTTTATCAATATTTTTTATTTTAAAATCGCAATAATCTAAAGAACGACGAGGTGGTATTAATAGACCAGATGAGACCGATAATATAATAAAGTTTTGAATTTCTTGTAAATCGGCGGGTGTAATTTGTTTTTTTTTATAAAGTAGATCCGCTGTTTTTTTCAATTCATTATATATATCTTTTACCTGTGAAGTATCAATCCAACTCTCCTGCTGTGATGGAGTCTTCTCTTGTTTATTAATATCTGCGTTGTATTCTCTTACATCACTTAACATTAAATCTCTGTATGGTTTTTTATCTGTTATGATTACTAATGCGGATAAAATCGTTTTCCTTTTATTTGCTGGAATATCTTTTAAAAATTTTAGTGTTTCGTCAATATGATTATCAAACATATCTAAATCAATCTCCTTTTCCTTTCCAAATACTTTCTGGAATAAGTTTTTTAAAATTGAACTGTATGTTGTTATACTTGATCCTGATAATGATTCCCGTTTGTTCTTTACATATTCTTTAACTTTATCCATCTATATAATTAATTTATATTTTAAATTTCTAAATATAAATCAATTGTTTCGCTAAAGATTAATCTAATGAAATTAATAAATTAATAGGGATTAAAAAGTGAGGTGTTGGTCTGTCGTATTTTCCTAACCGATTCGTTGAAATATCGCACCGCTGAAAAGTATAAAATAATTCTTTATTATATTCAATATAAAAACACCCATCCGTAAATTGAAAAATATAAACTTGTCTAGTTTCATCGTTTAACTTATGAAGTGGAATAATAGTTGTTGGATAATGTGCCTTCTTAACTCGTCTTGATTTTAATTCAAATTGAATTTTATTTGTTAATCCTTCAAAGTCATATTTACAAAACCCATCATTATATAATTCTTTTGTATTTTTAATATCAACTTCGCTAAATAATTCACATAATTTAGATTTATATTTGTTTAAAAACTCATTCTCTTTTTGTAATCCATAACTCATATCATTATTGAAACTTCTCATATATTAATATACATATATTATAAATTAATGTATATTAAACGAATGTTAAGTTTGCCCTAAATATTCGTATTATTAAATAAATATTAATAATTTATATTAATAATCAATCGTTTTAATTGATTATTAATATAAACTACTGTATTATGTGTTTAAAAGATTAATAAAATTAATTTTATTAATGTTTTATACGCTTTAAATCCCTTATTAAGTTAATTATTGTTTAAAATCGTTTAATATATTAACTATTATTTAAAATATATGACTATTAATTGATTACTTAATCGTCGTTTAATATATCCCTGATGTCTTCAATATCTTTATATTTTATTTCGTATAACTTACCAGAATATTTTTGTATGTTTGCTCCGTATTTATCAATAACAGATATAAATTTACATTCAAAATTAACTGGTGGTTTTAAGTTCCCATATTTTCGTTGTCTGATAAATTGAGCGGTTACAGTCCAACCTTTAATCCTGTGATAAAATATAAAATTATCAGTAGTAAATACGTCGTATTGTTCTTTATCATATTTAAATAA